TCTTTCATCTCCACCTTCAATTCCGCTGACCATAATACTGAGATGATCAAGAACAATCCAAGACACATTGCAGGAGTGAACGAGATAACGAATACGACTAGCCAAAACGTCAGCATCTAAACTCCCCCAATGATCATACAGATATAATCTGTTATCTGCAAATACCTTTTCCCATATAGCCCTTCTAAACTCCTCATCTAAGTCCTTTTCTAAATGTAACATCATGTTAGCTTCAATAGACATAAAGTCTACGGCAGCTTGTCTAACAGATTCCTCCAATGCAATATAACCGACAGTCTCACCTTTACTGAGAAGATAAGAAGCGATTTCTTTAACAGCTGTAGATTTACCAGCACCAGTTCCAGCACAGAATGTAACAATTTCACCTTTTCTAGCTCCTAAAGTTTTATCATTAAGTCCTTGCCAAGGATACTCATGGTCACTAGCAGACATAGGGCAGTTAACTAAATCCCATGTGTCAGCTCCAGCTATGATACCATCTGGTCTATGTACTCTAGCTCTCCAGATAGCATCGACTACAGCTGATCCTCCTTCTTCACATAGTACGTCACTCGCATCCTTCTTTCCCAATCTGGCAATCTTGCAACGTCCTGGTGGGAAGAGTTCAGCCACCTCTTGAGCTGCTCTCTGGCCTGACTTATCCATGTCAAACATGAGTACCGTTTCTTCAAAGCCAAGCAACCACTCCAAATTTTTTGCAACAACTTTTTTTGCAGACTTGTCACCATTTGGAATAGAGACCACAGGCCACTTACAGTTCTGAGCTTCTGCAATACTGAGAGCATCTAGTTCTCCTGTAGATATACATATCTTTTTACCACTACTCCACAGGTGTTGACCCCAAAGATCAGAGCAATCACCTAGAGTCCTAAACTCTTTACCCTTAAGTCTAACCTTCTGACCTACTACTACTCCGTCTCTGATAAACGTTGCAAGGTGGGCAGACTTTCCTTCGTATTTTCCAATCTTATACCCGAACTTCCTACAAGTAGATTCCGATATTTTTCTCTTTGGAATCTCTTTGAACTCGCCTCTAATTGGAGTAAAAGTTCCTTTATTCTTTTTTGGTTTGTTCTGATTATTGCTAGAAGGGCTACGATCACTATGCTCATAATGATCACAGTCAATACTAAAGCAGAAAGCGTGTCCATCATCATACCTCGCTAAGTTATCTTTTGATCCACAGGAAGGACAGGGTTCATGCCTCAGGCAGACACTCTCTGAGCCAACTGTCTGGTATGCTTCCTTTGGAAAAGCTAAATCCATGTTTTTCGCACCACTCTCCATATGTTGTCTTGGCTCCCTTGTATAGTTTTTGATTCGGGTTAGTAAAGACAAACCTTATATCCAACTGAGGGTGTTGCTCCTTGAGCAGAAGGTGTTTAGTCCTGTCTGACCCAAGAAACCTACCCTTAGTTTCTACATAGAACTTAACTGCCTGACCCTTAACTATAAAATCAGGAGTATAAGTTCTTGATCTAGGAGTATATGGGATACGTTCAGACTCATACTCCCATCTAACCTTAGCAGAATTAAGTTGCTCTCCTACTGAGGCTTCAAGTCCAGAACGATATCCCTCTATCATACCCCTACGCAACTGACTACTAGAAGTCTTCTTCATCTTCATCTACTGCTTCCTCTGCTTCTTTAAATTCATCTTTAGGTGCTACATAACTACCCTTCTCTGCACCCCAATCTGTACCATCAGCTTTAGACTCATACTCTACGAGGTCAAGCACTCGTACCTTCTTCATTCTCAAACTAACACCACCACCCATAGCATCATAAGGTACAGCTTCGTATGCTACTTGCAGTTTACTTCCACCACCTATGGCAGCAATCATACGATTACCGTTAGAGTCCACCAGGATGGGCTTTTGATCCCACTCATCACCACCTTTAGTCCTGACATGAGCTTTCATCTTAAAGTTAGCAACATACTTCCCTGTCTTTTCTCCCTGATCATCTAACTCAGGTTTAATAGGGTTGTTTTTACCACCATTCATGAGTGGCTTTACTACGTCACTAATCTTCTTAGTTGCAGCCTTGTCAAAGATAAGTTTAACTGAGTATACACCATCAGCATCAAACTTAGTATCAGGCTTGTTAAGCCAAGGGTATACTGCTATTCCAGCTGGTGAAACATGGGTATCAAACTTTTGTTTTGCCATTATAATTCTCCTTTGATGTAGCGTTCAGCTCCCCCAAATTCGGGAACCTTTGTGCGTTTGCACTCTTCTCTCATTGTGTCTACCATCAGCATTACATCTGCAACGCTGTACAACTCTTCAAGTTTATTGTTATACAAACAATTAAACACACTAAGAATTATAGCGTGTCTTTCTGCCTTACTAAAGTTATGTATCGAATCAACTACTGCCATCATTCCTGCCGATACATTCTTTACATTTGAATTAGCTAAAAAAGAACTCTGCATCTTTCACTTCCTCAACATTTAGATTACCATACTCAGGAAGACTTGGCAAATCTAAGTCTCCCTGTTCTTCCATAAATTTTTTCAATATATCTTTTTCATAAATATCTACAAAGGTTTCTCTGAGTACTATACCTAGTTGTTCAATGTCACAGGCATGAGTACCAAAAGAATCATGTACTACAGCAAACGATTCAATACCATGATTATCCTTTGCACTAATCACAGTTTTCATAAGGTGACAGGCATCTAAGCTATGAACAAAGTTCGGAGCAATACCATTGACTTGTCTAAAATTGTGCATCTTCTCAGCATCACTATTTCCTGCAAACAAAGAAGCCATACGTCCATTGATTATAGTCTTAATTTCTTTTACTACAGACCTTATGTACTTTTGCTTAACTACAAATCCAGTAGGAAGAGTCCAGTATATAGGTCTCTTCAACTTGTTAGAAGCTTTAGCTACATCTTGTAGCCACTTCATACCTAACCTAGAAGAGACAACAACTCTACCGATAGCTTCATAAATATGAAGAGCCAGATATTTACAATGAGGCCAAAGATCAGTACCACTGTCAATACCTGGAAATACTGTGCCCTTATCCAACTGCTTTTTAAGTTCTTCATGTATTTGATCTCTCATTCCATATAGTGTAGCACCATAAGGAGTAGTCATTACTGGACGTTTAACAATGGCACGAGATAGACAACCACCAGAACCCCATAGAGTAAAATCAGGATTACCGTCCAGAACCACTCCATTCTCTGCTTCTTTTCTGACAATTTCATAGATGTCCTCTGGTTGATCATGGTTGATAAGGTTAGTTGCAGAGCCTCCAACATCATCTCTAAGCATAGCAGAAAAATGCTGGAGACCGTTGCAACTACCATCCACCGTAACTGGAAGATGAGAAACATAGTCCTCATTGTTATTACAACAAACATACTCAAAGCAAGCCCTAAGGAATTGCCAAGGCTTATCTGCTTCCATCCATTCACGGCTTCTAAGAGGATCGACACCAACACGCTGTATCATGTCCTCGTTATCCTCTGTCCATTCTAATCTTTCTTCCAAGGATGCTTTATCAAACCCCCAAGTATTGCTGACGTGTACCTTGAGCCATGCGAGTCCTGTAGAACCCAAAGCTTTTCCCGTAGCAAATTCCAGCAAGCCTTTTGCGGAATCCTCACCTTGGGGATTGAGGAAGGCTGTGTTGGCATACATACGTCCACGAAAGTCCAAGGTATGAGGGAAATAGATAGCTTTCTCATCCTTGAACTTCCTGGTCATCCACATTAGTTGAGCAAACTGTATACGCTTTGTTTTTAACCTGACATTCTCTGAATGTAATAGTGTAGCTCTTCTTTTCCATTCTATTATCTCTTCCTTTGTCCCTGTTTTAGGGTATGGCTCTTCCATGTGTCTTTGTCCAGATTCAGGGATAACCTGACACACTGATTCACTGTCATATAAGGCTTCCATAACCTCAAAGACTTTACTGTTAATTCTCCACCCTGTTCCTTGTACGATATTAGTTGCATGAAACACCTCCTTTAAATTAGTATTATCTAATTGTTGAAGATATGTAGCATCTGAAGATTTAACTAAGTTCATTTTGGTGTACTGGTAGTAGCCACCTGTGTATACACTGTCCCACTTTCTAGGATAGATTAAACAGGGCATCTTCACCGGAGATAAGAGTTCACATACACTGTTTTTATTATCTATCCATTTAAGACTAGCCTCAGTAGCTTCTAACCAGTACACCTTTTTAAATTTCTTATGGTTATCATTGGTATGCTTCTTAATCTCAAATAATTTAGTATACTCACAGACCATCTTGACAAGTAACACTCCCATCCTGGTTTTATCTGAGGTTAACCAGTTATGCCACTGGATACCAGCTTTGTTAGCTGAGTGTACTAGGACTCTCTTTTGTTTCCTATAGTTGGTAGTCCTCTTAGATAAGTCTCTAGTAACCACACCAAATAAAGGTGCGTTCTCTTTAGCAAAGGCTCTAAACCTTGTTTCATCTTCTATGAATGAGCCTATCTCTAAAGCTACTTTGACTAGTTTAACTGGAGTAGACAAGTGGTTAACACAAGCCTTAAGAGCTAAGAAAGCTACTACCTCAGAAGACACAGAGTTAGTAAGTAGCTCCATTACTTCTTTTTCACATTGGACAGGTTCACCCTTGATGAAGTCTAGCTTAAGTTTATCTAAAGCTTTACTTATTTTCCCACAACCTTTACGAATAAATTGAATACCAGCAGGAGTAGTAGACTCATGTTTACCTTTCTTAGCTTCTGTATTCTCATGACGATACCTCTTAACACCTAGAGTTATCATCTCGTCTTCTAAAAGTTTCTGTCTGTGTAGCACTATCGCAATCCCCACATAACTAAAGTTTTTCTAACACCGTGAGTAACAGGTGTAACTCTGTGTCTCCATCCAGCTGGAAATGTAGTAATCATACCACGTTCTTTTTCTACTGTATGATTACCAAAGATATTTTCCACTTCCAGTAGACCACCCCTGTAATCTGTGGGTTCACTCAACTGGAGAACACCTGATATTACCCTGTTACTCACGATTTCATCATTAGCACCCAAGTCTCTATGCCAATCATAATGTCCACCTACATTGTATAAACTATATTGAAATGATTGTAGCATAGAGATAGGCTGTAGTTCCCATAACTTAGCCATCTTTATGAATATCCAAGATGTCTCATTGGTATGGTGTACCCATGCTATCTTTGTGTTTCTCTTCTTGTGCTCTACAGCATCTTTTCCCTTCACCAAGACTGCACCTTCTATTAGGTCTAGTGAATCACCTAGCTCTGTGATCCTGTCTAAATCCTCAGGTGAATAGAGTCCTGAGTAATGATGTAGAGATGTCGGTCTACCCATTCTTTTTCCCCTTCCAGTAAGCTTCCAAGTAAATATACCCAAGTCCTACATCTATTAGGATAAACCCGTACTGTTTAGTATATATCCACATGGAAACCCACAAGACTTGCCCTATCCATCCTACGATAGGGCCAGCCTTGTGACCTTGAGCTAGTAATCGTATAGCTATTAAAGCCCATACTGATAAGAAGCTCTCAATCCAGATCATTGTCTAAAACAACCTGACCAATGATCACACTCAACAAACTGCATTTGTTTCTTAAACTCAGGTACTACTGCTGCTTTATCATTGATATACAAGTGAGACGGAGAGTCCCCAACACATATGGCATCTAACCCATGTTTCGCTATCTGACACTCTTCAAGTGTAGCATGAGTAGTATCTTGGGTATAAGAGCCATGATCAAACCATGATGGATTGACAAGGTAGGAAGTAAAAGTAGTAAATGCTAGAGTAGCTAGAACTATCATTGTGTTTCTCCTAGTACATTTGGTTAATAAGAGATTCTATTGTAGCTGCATGACCTTGAGCTATGGTCTGGAACTTTTCATCATTTTCATATATTGTTTTATCTCTGTTTCTAATCATGTCTATAGCTCTTTCTACTACGTCTGCTTTAGTTTTACATTCATCAAATAAATCTTCATACCATTCATCACTAGGTATCCAACTCATTTTTGTTTCTCCTTTTGTTTGTAAGTTTTTGTTATCGTAGTTTTCCAAGGCCCACGCACCATAATAGGAATGTTAGTATCAGTTAAATAACAAGTCTCCTGCCCCATAGACTCATTGTAGTACACTTGCCATCCTGGTTTATTAGCTTTAGTATGACAAGGCACTTGAATAGCTGAGTAACTAGCCATCACTCCAGATTTAAAAGTTATCTGTAGTTGGTTAGGTACTGCCCCTACTTCCCAATGTATCCCTTGAGAAGCTGGAGGTATTATAAGCATAATAGTTATAATTATTTCTTGCATAATAAAGTAAGTAGGAGACCTAGGATAACTACTAGTGCTACCCTAGGTCTCCAAGGAGAGAGACAAAAACCATCAAACACTCTCTTTATAGCATATCTTTAAAACTAATGCAACTCCAATGGTCTACCTACAAACTTTTTATGTTTATTTTCTATAGAAGCAATAGAAGTGAATTTCCTGGTTTTACAACTATAGACATACTCATGTAACTTGCTGCCTTCAATATAAGTAGAATCAACTTCATCACCTACCGAATTATAGCTAGTGACTTTAACCCCGTGTATCACGTCATTAGTATTACTAGTAACTACATGATTAGCTTTATGTTTATTCATTATGTATCTCCTTATGTATTAACTATAGACCTTCTTCTACTTGTCTAATACCTATATATAATAACTATAGTTATACATATAGTATACTTATATAGGATTTTAGACTTTCTCATGATTACTCTTTGTTTACTTATAGTTAGCCTATGCTGACTCTTCTATCTTTTTTTCTCTTAAATCTTGAGAAGTAATACACCCAAGTCCATCTAAGTCTAAAGAATAATCATTCATCATTTCAACTCTAGGACTTCTTTTAGCTCTCTCATTAAATCTACCATGCTTATGTGGATCACCTTGTGTATCACCTTTTAATTCAATATGTAGGATGTTCTTATTGCAGTTATCACACCATATCTGAATACCTCTAGTAGTCAAACCAGTAGAAATACTAGATGTTTCTCTAGTATTACACTTTGAGCACCGTATGTACTCAACTATGGACTCTTGTGGATGATAGTCATTCTTAGGTGCTGATTTCAGCTTGTTTAGTTTGAATTGCATTGTCTCTAGTTCCTTCTAGTTAAGTTACTTAGAACTATCTTATCTTTATTGATAGATAGAGCCATCATATCATCTGCCTTTGCTATCTCTTTGATACCTTTAAACCATATCCTACGATCACCCCTAGTTTTAGCTCTGTAGCATGATACTTGTATTGGATTTGTATATTGCTTGTAATTAGCATAAATGTAGTGTTTTTCACCTGATTCTATGGTATCATAGTCAATAATACCAGCCTCTTTCAAGATATTTACAAGTCCAGCATTAGCATCTTGAATAGCTTTATCCAGTACCGTTTTAGTTACATGAAACATAGCTTTTTTACCTCTTAATCTTTTAAACACATTTTCTTCTTTACTAGTTGGCTTTCTCATGATTCACCTGTTTTTATAGTTATCTCTTTATAATTCTGGCAGTCAATCTATAGAATTTAGAGATAATGTACTACAAGTCTGCCATGTACTACCTGTTTAAGGCTCTCAGAGCCAATCTAAGCCACTTTAAGGGCTTACCCTAAGCCACCATATAGGTTTACTATATAATGGCCTAGAATCAGCTCTCATTAGCTTATAACACCATAGTAGAAGTTCATCTTATCTGTTAAGTATTTTTTAAATATTACTAGTTTAGCTTGATAGTATTCCCACTTTTCTTTTTCTTTTTTCCATACTCTGTGATCATCACTTGGAGCTAGAACTAGATCATTTGTATAGTATGGATCAAGGTCTTTTCTTAAAGTCTCAATTTCATCTAAGTCTATCATGATACGTCCTCTATAAAGTTAACTACCATTTGACTAGGTTGAAACTTTGCTCTTGCCAGACGTTCTTGTAGCTTAACTATAAAATACTGGATTTTAAATATTACAGGCTTGTAGTCCTTATGTTTTACTTTGCTCACTCTTAATGGTGTTCTTAAAGTTAATACATAGTCGAATTTATGTCCCTCTTTTATGAGCAACCCATGTATAAACCCATGATCATAGATTCTGACAGCCCGTATGTTATAAAGTTTATTTTTCATAATGTCTCCTTTACAGGTTTAGAGTGTTGCAGCGAGTACCATCATAATGTATAATATAACACCTATTGTAACACCTTCAATACAGATATCAAGTAGTTTCATTTTGTTTTATCCTTTTAATAGGTTTCAATAAAGTGTTGACCTGAGTTATTACCATTGTAGTCTTTTATATTTATATTGGTATTACCGTCTCCAATATCTTGAGATACTAGTATTAATTGATCTTGTATTGCCTGGTAGTCAATAGTTCCATCCTCAAGTGTATAGGCATCATTGTCTAAGTGTAGCTCAATAGTTAATTTATTCATTATAACTTATCTCCTTTTAGGGTTGTTATCTCTTAAGAATTGCATATATCCTTCTTGTGCTCTTTTGTTTTGTTCTTCTTCTTTAATTCTTGTCATTTCTTCTTTAACTTGTGATAAGGCTTCTTCTAATAACACCATTTCTTCACTTATATTTTGTATGTTTTCTTGTAATTCTTGAATATTCATTTTGTTATCTCCTTAAGTTTAATTAATGAAAGTTATAAGCAATTACTTTATCAGTATGCCAGCAAGCCCGACAATTATCACAATTCTTTCTCTCTTCATTATCCGACCTACCAACTGGACAAACATAGACTTTATCAGGATTAACTTTTTGTCCCTTTTGAATAACAGTAGAACCATGTAGACTGTTATATTCTCCGTTGATTGAGTCACTAGAATACCTAACTTTAACATTAGGTAAAGACTCTATCTTTTCCCATGTATCATTGTCAAGTAGTTCCCTTGCTTTTGTTGGTATCCAATGGTTAATATTAGGTGTATCTTTACAAACTTTGTATATTTCATATAAGAAATCATTGTCGAATATATCTCCACTATCAAACCATCTAAAGTAGTTGTTATTCTCTCTGTTCAATAAGAATAACATCTCACTTGCAAAGGTATGTAATTCATTTACTATTGATAATCTATTGTTTTCCCTTAATGACTTAGCTGATCGCCATTGATAAGAACCCTTCATTGCATAGCATGATTTACAAACAGCTTTAACTTTACCGCTTGAATCCTTAGCACCTAAGCAAGTCTTAAAAGCTGGTAATGCGAAAGATTTACAGGGCATTTTACTTGTTTTTGAGAGCTTTATAGTCATTATTTTATATCCTCCAATTTAATAGATTGCAGAGTAGTAATTACATCTTGTAAAATTGTCTCTATGTTGTAAACTAAATTATAGTCCTGTTTCCAATCAATTCTATTTTGTCCGCTACTAATACCATTTCCAGCTTTTTCTAAATTGGTTTCAATAAATGCTTCAATATCTTTTATTAAATCTAGTTTAGTTTTCATCATTATGTATCTCCTTTGGTTAAATTAATAAAAATACATCCTACTAAATAAACTTTATAAAGTCTACCAATATTTTACTATTGATAGACTCTAAAAACTTATTTAACTTTAGTAATAAGCCCATCCTCTAATACTACACTTGCAAAAAACTCTCTTTTGTGGCCCGTTAGGTGTGGCCTATTGCATCCAACTAATTTACCATTTGCTTCATATTCAGGCCCAAACATTGAAGTCTCAATGTAATTTAAGGCTTTACCAATGTTTTCTTTAAGTTCTTTTTTACTTGAATAATTAAAGATTAGCATTTTGTTTCTCCTTTGGTTATATGTTATTCCATCTGTTTAGATTATGCTGTTCAATGATAGATATTGCAACACTTTCTTCTTGTATACTTCTAGCAATAATAAACCCATGTTCATCTATTATTGAAAAAGTATCATAAGGCAATTTATTATCTTCTTTAAGATATAACCATTTTAAATCGACTGTCAAAGCATATTCCATTTTGTTTTCCCCTTTGGTTAAATTAATGTTGAGCTTGTTTTCTCATAAAAGTAAGTAATAAGTCAAGAATAAAAAAAATAAATATGAATAAATATGGATTATTAACAAGAATTAATTTAAGCAATAAGTCTCAACCAGGCTAACTCATTGTAAACAAAAGGCTTGAGCTGATTAGCATAACACACACAATGTAGACTATAAGACATACCATAAGTTGTATTCATTGTTTACCATGTGTTTAATGATAAAATAAAAAAATAAATTACCACACAAGACACACAAGCCCAACTCAAGGCAAACATCATGACCACATCAGCCAGCTCAATGATGACATTGAGTGAGCATAAGGTTTTTTTTGTGTTGACTTAATGAATATATAAAGGTCGATGGGGGGAAATTTTGCTTTCGATGAGTGCGTATACCCCCTCAGATTTTTGTACTAAATTATTCTAAGGGAGCACACTAAGTCCACCTAATACGTCCTAAGCTTCACAGGTTTCTGCTTGGGAGGCTTACGTCTTACCTGTGGTTTAGGCTTAGGATTCTTGTATCCTTTAAGTTTAGGCATATTACAGTCCTTTGTGGTTCCTTATTTCACCTTTAGCAGAATCATAAGGTAATCTAGTTGATAATTTAGTTACACCTTGGTTCTTTAAGGTCATACCCCTAGTATCTTTGGGACTAGGTGTAGGGTTACGTCTCCCAAGGCTCGAATTGAAACCTGAGTTCCCTACGTCTCCTGATAACTTCTTTGCGTTCATTCTTTAACTCCTTTGTTTTAATAATTTTAGGTACTCGTTTTACTCTGTGCTGCGGTTTGTGAACATGATAGTTCTTTTTTTCTTGTATATTCATTAGGATAAACTATGCTCCAAGTTCCACATTGGTTTAACCAAGTTGGTTTACTTACGGGTAGACTAATCATACCCTGAAGGAGGATATCTTCCTTGTTTTGCTGGTCTGATTCCATTGGTAATCTCTTTTATTTCGTCTTTAAGTTTAACTAAGCTTTGTCTATATTCATTCAATTCTTGTTTTAGTAGTTCCATTTTGGCATCTTTCATAATACAAGCAGTACAAGAATCAACGTAATGCTTCATTACACTCCTTTCCCTTTAAACGGTACACATCCTAGATTTATACTTTTAGGTACAGGATTATTTTCTTCTTCAGCCTCCTTAAAGATGGTTTGCATACGTTGGATACACTCCTGCTCACTGTGAAAGGTCTGCCCTATCTCAGCGTTTGTAACAGATATAGGATCACCCCCTAGGTAGACTACAATTAATAACCAAAGCATTATTACCTTGCATGAGTCCATACTGACTCATCTACGTTAGTTTCATTTACAGTATTCATAAAGTTCATTATACCATCCATAAACTCCTCTTGTTGTCGCTCTTTGTAAGCAGCGTGTTCATCTTGGGCCATCTGTTCCCACCAATACTGAACACCCATAGCCAGAACATCAAGCCTATCATCATACTGGAGAGACCCCTTATCTCTCGTCAACCTTGTCATTTGGTAGAATAATTGTCTCCTTGGCTCCTCTTTGGACTCTTCATAGTCCCTTTCTACTTCTCTTCTATCAATTACAAGCCTGTGTTGGTTCATAACAGGCTCTAAAGCATCTATAATCCTAGCTTCCTTCTGCTTACTGTGCTTAATCTCTTCGACAGTACAGCGGTGATATTTGAATAGGACGGGTTTAAATATCTCAGTATACATCCCGTCCCCAAAGTTAGCCTCAATTTCAACGAGGTTGACTTTGTGTTTTTGAGCAATCTTAGCCAGCTTCGTAAGAGTGAAGTTGTCATACCCACCTTTGAGTCCTCCTACTTCTACTACAAAGATTTTACCATGTAACATCTTAGTAACTACATAACCTGTCTCATCCTGTCCTCTACCACTAGGATCAATGTGCATAGCAGCACCAGTATAGGTAAAATAGTCCTGTGAGACGTGCATAGCTCTATAAAAATAGTCTCCAGTGAGTCCTACAGCTGGTAAATCTAGTACTTCATCTTTACCATAGAGGACTTCTCCTGGGCCTTGTTCTGTACTTAGTGGTATTACAATTAAATCTCTAAGTTTCAATGGGTATCTCTGGTCATCTTCACCAGAAGTATCCAACATAAACTGTAGTGCAAACCCTGATTTACCATAAGATGCTTCTCGCTCAGTTAAATCAAGGCTGTCAAACCTTAATGGGTCTGTAGGCTCCTGAGCTTCGATCTGAAGCTTCTTTATAAAAGGCGATAGTCGGTGTGCATAGAACTCTTTTAAGCGACTGTCGGGCATCCTAGCGGGCCATATACGACATTCATAGCCTCTATCCTGTAATCCTGCATATAATGACTCTTCAACCTGTGGTGTACCTAGGTAGATAATACGTCCTACCTTAGGCATTACCACAGCATCGAACTCTTTTACTACTTCACCCAACTTATCTCTCATTACTTGGGTTAAAGCATTAGATAATACTTCAACGTCATCAGCAATGATAAAGTGGGCACGTGATCCTACAATTTGTCCAGTGATACCTACAGACTTAACTGAAGGTGCGTGAGCTGCTCTACTGGGAGCTACATCAAAGGCAACATTAGAGTTTCTTTGTTCTTCTCTTGCCCTGAGATGCTGAAGAACAGGCATCTCATGGATAATCCGTTTAGTAAAAGTAGAGAAATCATCAGCCCTTTGTTTAGATGCAGATATAACTAAGAACTTTAATTGTGGGTCAACAAGTAACTTCCATACAACAAAAGCAGAAGTAATCCAAGACTTCCCAACACCTCTGAAGGCTTGGATAATAAGTCTCTTAGGGCCTCCTTGGAGATACTCAGCGATGTCATATTGTATAGGAGTAGGAGGAGGTAAAGCAAGGTGCTTCCAAGCAATATAAAGAAAATTACGGAAATCACTTTTAATTAGTTCTAGTTGATCTACTTGGTGTTTCATCAAACGGTAACTCCTCTACTAGTCCTTTTATGTCTTCATTATTAGCACCAAGACACTCAATATTATTGTCTCGTAAGAATTGCCTAGCCACATTAAGGACTGATGCAGGAGCCGATACTTGTTCAATAGTTCCATCTTTAGATACCGTAGTTACACCGTTAAGAAGTTGGTCTTTAAGTGTACGAGCAATAATTCCATGTAGATCACCAAGGTCTTTAACAGTTCCGTTACTCATTTTTTACATACCTCATTATAGAGATCATTATTTCTAGCTACTTTAGCTATATCTTTTACTACTACACCAGGTGGACTATTCTTAGATATCCACTCTTTAGTCTCAGGAGTAAACTTTACTGGCTCATACCACAGACATTCTTTAGAGTAGTATGAGTCAGCATTGTATAGTCCTAACCCAAAGTTAGCTGTAGGTGCAATCATTTCTGGTAATACACTACACCCCGTTAAGAACGTCAGGTAAACCAGTACGATCTTTAACTTCAGCTTTTGCTTTGTCAAGTTCATCTTCTACTTCTTGTAATGCAGCCATCCCTTTAGGATGATTGACGTTATTAAATATGTTACCAGCTAACCAGTTAAAGATAGGCCAGAGTTTACCTAAGACAGGTATCTTGTTAACAAACCTGTCAGGCATAGCTCCAGTTAAAGCTGTAAACATCAATACTATTTCTCCTGCTATCTGAAACCACCCTTGATTCATAAACGCTTCCATTGTATTACTCCTAATTAGGTGTGCAGATATAATATGCTAAACACCATCCTACTATTACCATTGCTGCCATAGTCCAAGGAAACCTATTTAGTACGTCCATATTAGTCACAATTTTTATCCATTATATGCACATTAATAATTAGAGATAAAGGTATAGACCCATACCCCTTGTATTTTCCTGTCTCACTCATATCTTTATTATAGCCTATAACTAGATGATCATTAGATACACCCATAAGAAAACCACAGGACTCATAGACAGCCCTTTGTATATCTAAGTCAGTTATAGTTGCTTCTTCTGCATTATCATAAGGATCAAACCATTCTACTAACATTAACCGATTTAAATTATCTTTAGAAGTAATTATATCATTAATCAGTTTATTATTAGTCTTACGGCTAGTCATTTTTAGTTTCCAATAAATGTTTAAGAATTATCTTTAAGTCTGTCCTAATGGGTACTAGTTGAGACTCTAAGTATGCACGATCTACATTTTTAGATTCAAGTCTATCTATACGTTCATGAGCTAAGTCAATAGACTTGAATAACCTTTTGAAAATCCATAGTCCTACTGCAAGTAGACCACTTGTAATAGCTAGATATATGTCATTAATTTTGTCCACTTACTTTCCCTTTTTTGAAGGATTAGGATCATCTTTGTTAACAATGCGTACATCTGTTACTTTATCTTCTTTAGATCGTTCCAACTCATTAGCTCTAGTATGTAGAGCAGCAATATCAGTTTTATATTCTTGTCTAGGTACAGTAGTATATTGCAACTCGTCTATCCTTCTGTCAGTTTCATGTATCAAATTAGAATGTTTACCTACAGCTGAGTTATCTGCTTTTTCCTTTTCAAGAGCATCCACTTTAGCTGTAATACGGTTAATAAAGAACCAACCTATAGCTACAAATAAAGCCCATGCTGACTCTAGTATTTTTTCCATTATTTCAAAAAGTGCTCCAAAGTAAACTCTTTGTAGGTTGTAGGTTTTCTTTCTCCATCCATTAAACTAAGATATATTAGGACACTTATTAAACCTGAAATTAAAATAATTACAATAAAGTTTAGTATTATTTTCATTTAGTATCATTTAGTGAGCACCCATTATCCATAAATAAAATCCGTATCCCATAAATAAAAGTGATAATATAATAGCTATATTTCTCATTTTACCATTTCCCACCAATTGTCAACAGCAGTTTCCACTTCGGCATTAGTCAGATCTTTATCTGCGTCAGGCTCACGCATAGGGTACTTTGCGTGGATCGCAAGCTGTCTAGTTTTGAGTTCTGCTACAGTTAATTTTGTAACTGTATCTGGAATGTAATATTCATTAGGGTCTGATGCTACTCCCACCAATGTATAATCATCAGGGTTGCCCCAATACCCACCGTCCTTGATCCAAGGAGGGCAAAGCATCCCCTTTGCACTTGCGTGAAGTTTGTATTCAAGTATCTGCATAATATTAGTCCTGATAGGTAAAATTCATATTCATGTTTGCATCAAAGCCTAGCCATTCTGCTTGCTGGTTGATTGCTCCTTGGTATTTCTCCGCAATAGCATCTAAAAATCTGTGGAGCATAGAAGTATCTCCAATTCCACTTTTGCTTTCTTGTTCAATAAAAGCGAGTATCTCTCTGTATATAGCACTTGTACTTAGACCTGATTGCTCCAAGTATTCAGAATTACCAGCCTTAATCTTTCCGCACTCTTTAACATCTCTGATAGCTTGCATGACCGCACGTTTGATATGGGCTTGCACTTGTGCTTTCTCAAATTCTTCTTCTGTAATGTCACCCAGTTTTTCTTTTAGTTGATCGTGCATTTGAGCAAGAGTCTCACATTCTTTCATAGCACCTTCCATTTTAACCAGCCCATCTTTTACCTGACTTTCTAGTTCTGCACTTTCAATTTCCAACAATAATTTCTTATTTTCATCTTCTTCCTTTAGCATTTCGGCACGTTTAATCTTTATCTCAGCAAGCTTCTTCATATAGCCGAACTTAGCCTCAGACATAGCCATTCGCTTACGGTTCATCTCTGCACTTATTTGTCTCATACGGAGCCAACCATCTGCATTAGAACAAGTCAAGAACTTCAACATATGTTGACTTCTTGATCTATCCCATATGCGCTCGGTATACTGGACTTTCTCTATGGCTTTCTCTGCATTCTCTAGGTTGGCAAGAAATGTTTTGCCACCATAAGACTTTTGAGTTGAGATACCATTTAAACTTTTTAAAATTAAATTACTCATAAACTCTTTTTTTTATTCCTTTTTAACTTTGGCTACCTGCTGGTAAACTTCTATTCACTGTCAAATCGGCCCAATCCACTGAATTACCATCTGAGGAATGACTATATCTTTCAATCCGGTTTGCGGTGCTACGCCCACCACAAAGGTAACCATAATCTGTAGCTGAAATACCGACCATCAGATCACTACCTTCTACCATATCACCAACATCTGTAGCGTTTCCATCACTAGCAAACGCAAATTTTTCAATATTATTTGCCCCCGGATAACCACCAGAATTATATCCATATGTTTCTGATGAGGTTCCATGCGTATCTCTTCTACTTGTTACAAGATCGCCTACATCTGTAGCATTCCCATCTGAGGAAAAACTCCATTTTTGAATAACATTATTACTTGGATAACCACCTGCAGCATACCCATACGTTTCTGATGAATTACCACCAACATACCAGATACTATTAGTCAAATCGCCCACATCAGTTGAATTAGCGTTTGATGCACTTGCACACTTGTCAATTACATTGTCGCTCGAGCCATCTCCCCCAGCACAATAAATATGAGTTGTCATAGATGCCTCTGCGGCAGCGTGTCTTCCAACGGAAAGATCACCGTGATCTGAAGAATCTGCACTAGACGCAAATGAAAATTTTTCTATAACATTTCCACCAGTATCATAACCTTGAGTAAAACCATGCGTGGTTGATTTTCCACCAGTCGGAGAACTTCTCGATGCCGTTAAATCACCTACGTCCGTAGCATCCGCTTGTGAAGTTAAACTAAACCTGTCAATCACATCAGTACCACCACCTGCTACATAACCAAATGCCGAACCTTGATAAAAAATTGGCTTAATATCGTCCGTCCCTGCACCTACATTAGTCCAAATATTAGCGTCTTCGGTGGCATCGGTCAGCACATAAAACTCCCCACTCGTACTGTTCGCCCATTGTGTTCCTAGGGTTGCATTAGTTGATATGGTTGGGTCGCTGGCAGAAATGGTTGGCCCTGCTGCTGCTGCGGTTACTACACCTGATGCTCTATCTACATTGTCTGCAACTATTCCGCTCATTTTTTAAACTCCTTTAAACTTGTTGGTCTGATGAATTATATCTAGCAACTGTCAGATCACCAACGTCACTTGCATTTGCATCAGAAGCAAAAGTCCACTTATCAATAACATTTTGATTAGCTGAACCAGTAGTCCCACCAGAGCAATAACCAAAAGCAGTAGATGATTGACCACATGGGTAATATCGGGCAACTGTCAGATCACCAACGTCACTTGCGTTCCCGTCACTTGCAAAAGCAAACTTATCTACTATGTTAGAGTTAGCAGAACCATCATAACCACCAGTCGTGTAACCATAATCAGAACTTGATTGACCCGTTGTATTATTTCTCCCATCGGTACTGTCACCTACATCGGTTGCATTACCATCAGATGCAAAAGCAAATTTATCTATGACGTTAGAAGTAGGGCCGTTTCCATTAGACATATACCCATATGTCCCAGAGGAATGACCTCCACCATATCTTCGAGCAACTGTAAGATCACCTACATCAGTTGCATCAGCGTCAGAATCAAAAGTAAACTTATCTATTATGTTCACGTTAGAAGATGTATACCCACCAGAAGTATAGCCATACGTTTGAGAACTTTGACCTGATGCACCCATTCTTGCTACAGATAAATCACTAATATCTGAAGCATTACCGTCACTTGAAAAAGCAAACTTCTGGATAATATCACTACTAGAACTTATAGTCCCACCAGACGCATACCCATGAATAGAACTTGATTGACCAGCAGATGCGTCTATTGCACTTGCTGTGTCACCGACATCTGTCGCATTAGCATCAGAAGTAAAACTGAATTTGTCTATTACATTAGAATTTGATCCAGTATTACCAGCAGAAGTATAACCACTAACAGTACCTTGAAATCCTTTAATATTGCCCGAACCACTACCGACATTTTTCCAAACATTCGCATCTGCCGTGGCATCGGTCAAAATATAGAACTCTCCACTTGTTGAATTTGCCCACTGGGTTCCTAGCGTTGCATTCGTTGAGATGGTTGGGTCACTTGCAGAGATAGTTGGGCCAGCTACCTTTGCGCCTATTGTTCCAGACTTTCGTCCAGAATTTGTTTCAATTGATCCACTCATATTGTTTTATCGAGTTTGGTCTAAGTAACTAACAATAATATCTACATTTGCAGAACTAGCTGTAGCTGCACATAGATGGTCTTCATCTTCAATAACAAATTTAGTGGTATGCTCAAAGGTTGCATTAGCAGCTAAAGCTTGATCTGAATAAATCTCATAGTCTGTACCGCCTCCACCATCGTCTATATACAGATCAAAGGTTTCCGCTGCCCCTCCTGTTTCACAAATAAGAATTGAAAGAATAGTATAAGTGTGTCCATTTACACCATTAAGCAAAACCGATTCGCTATTAGTTACTCCTGCTGTATGTGAGACTTTTAATAACTCTGATGCCATTTTATTCTCCTAAAATCCTAAGACTAATGCTTTTCCTGTACTGGTTAATGTTGGGTTCATTGAGCTTGGTAAGTCAATTATACCTGAACCATTGGGTGTGATTGTAATCGCCCCATTTGCTCCATCTGTTATAATTATAGTTCCAGAAGTAGTCCCACTATTAGTTGAAAGTTTTAAATCTTGTGTGCTATTTGATGAAACATGACCAACTTCCGAACCTCCTCCAACGCTGACTAAATCTGTTTTAAGAACTACATTACCAGTTCCATTTGGGTTAATATCAACATCTGCATTACTGGCAGAGGTAATATCATAACTAGCAACATCAAGATCAGCACCAAGAACAGGAGAAGAATCATTACTTAGTTCAGTCAATCCTGCACCAATAGTATCCCAATCAGTTGCATCTTGACATATAAATATTTTGTTTGATCCTGCTGCTAAAGCAATAGCAGCATTAGCTGATCCACCATCTATTTTATCTCCTGAAGCTGGAAAGACATCAGCTGAGTTTGAACCATTATTAGCAATAATAACTAATTTTCCAGCAGCAGCAGAGGGTAATGTAACGGCATCTCCTGGGTTAGCACACGTTGCTATTTCAACAAAAGTGCTAGTAATAGCTCCATCCCCTTGTGCAGAACCAGTATCTGCTGTAACACCTACTGTTACATCAAACGTAGGATCATTTAAAACAGGTGCAGTTAATGTTTTATTGGTTAATGTATCAGTAGTAGCTCTACCTACAATAGTATCACTAGCATCAGGTACAGTTAAAGTACGAGTATTACCTGAAGATACTCCACTTACTTCAAAAGCTAATTGTTTAGTATTATCACCATTATCCTGTATTCTAAAATCATCATCTTGACAATCAGTTACAGCTCCAGCTACAATACCATCTAATTGAGATTGAATATTAGAAGAGACTCCATTTAAATATCCAAATTCAGTATTAGTAATAGTTCCATTATGTATCTTAGTAGCATCTATAGCAGCACTACCATTAACATCAGCATTAACTATAACTCCTGAACCTATAGCTGTAACACCAGAATTATTAATAGTTACATCTCCTGACATAGCTACATTGTCAAAATCAGTACCATCAGCTACCAATATATGACCATTAGTAGCAGCATAAGAATCACCAAATAACGCAATCTTAGCTCCAGTAATAGCATCATCAGCTATTTTAGCTGTAGTAACATTTGCATTTGCAATATGAGCCGTATCTATGGAACCATCTGTATAGTGCTCAGAATCAATAGCATCGTCAGCTATCTTAGCACTAGTAATAGCATCATTAGCTATCATAGCAGTTTCTACAGATGTATTAGCTATAGTTACAGCTCCTGCTTGACTAATAGTTGCATCACCAGACATAGCTACATTAGTAAACGTAGTACCATTACCTACCAGTATATGAGTTGAGGTAGCCACAGCTGCATCATCTAGCAATGTAAGCTCATCTAAGGACTCCTGAGCCATATAAAAGGCTTGCTTACTGTCTAAATCAAGGTCAGTTTCAGTTAAGTTACTGCCATCTACATAGTCAACTAAGCGTGTATCCCTAGATGTACTACGGGCTATTAGTACAATCTCTGAGCCACTTAAAGTAGGACTTGAAATTGTAATCTGACTATCATTGTTCCAAGTAAATGTAGCAGCTGATCCATCTACTTCTACACTTACATGAGACCTACTGATAAATGGAAAGGTTACAGCAAAAGCTTGTGTACTGCCATCAGCTGTATATTGTACTTTTGAGTTAGCCATTATGGTTGTCCCTGTCCTAAGTTAAAAAGATTAGCAGCTCCAGTTTTAGGAATAGTCTCAGTCGACATATTCATAAGATCATCTAATTCATTAGTCATTGAAGCATTTGCAATTCTAGGAAATTTACTTTCAGTTTGAATTTGTGCTATTTCTTTATTAATTGCTATGTTCATTTCAAGTTCTTCTAATTGTGCTCCTTCAGCCATTCTATCAAAAGCTTTAGAACCAGCTCTTTTTTCTAGTTTTTTATTTAATTCAGTCCATGTTTGAGCAAAGAATTGATGTTCTTCTTGTGATAATTTAACTCCACTAATACTAGATACTAATTCAGGGCCTTGTAAAGTTGAACCTAAAAGAGCAAGTTTATTCATTACAGCACTCTTTGACCTTGTTCCTCCTGCGAGAGGATTAAACATAGTATTAAATGTATTAGAAATGACTTCTAAAGGCTCTACATGAAGATCATCACTAGTAGAAGTGCCAGGATAAAATCGTTTTTCTCCTACTAAATTAATAGAAGCTGGTCTTTCTGATCCTACACCAGGAATTAAAGATAAAGATGTAGAAAATATAGAGTCTAATTCTTGAACAATAGCTTGATACCCTGCTGTAATAGGATCACTAGCTTCTAATTCTTCTTGTTTTATTTTAGTTTCTCTAACTGGATTAATCCCTCTATCAATACCACGTCTAAAACTAGAATAAAAACTTGCAGTAGGATCAACAGCCGTAGCTAAGTTACCCAAAGCTCTACTAAGTCCTCTTTGATCACCTGTAACTAGATCAATCATATTACCAAAACCTTGTAAGTAATGACGATCTGTTACCATTCTAGTTAAACCAATAGCTGCATCAGCAAAAGTAGCTTGGTAAGCATCAAAGATTTCTTGATCATAGCCTCCTTTAGCACCTTGTTCTGTTAAGGTTATTAAAGATTTAGCTAAAGTAGCTATAGTAGTAGCACCACTAAGAACAATACCAAGAGGATCAAGTCTATTATAATTAACCCAACCATCGTCAGTCATATAGGAATACCAAAAGGCTCCACCCATAGCTTCTTCTTGTCTTCTTCTTAGGTCTATATCAGCAGGAGGAGCACCAGTAAAGTTTCCTGTCATAGCTAAACCAAAAGCGGTCATCCACATCATATTACCTGTAGCAATCTTAGCTTCTGCAAGTTGCCTAGTTGCAGGATTCTGAGACTTCAAATCTGCCATTAAAGAATCGCTCATTCTCCTAATTAAAGGAGTTCGTTGTCCTGCATGAGATAGCAAATTAACTGGAGTTTGAAAAAAAGGTATAAATACTCTCATTAATCCAGTAGGGTCTCTATCAATAAGCTTCTTAAATGTCCTAGACATCCCTCCTACTTGGGTAATTTCTCCTGTATTAAAATCAATTCGATCAACTTCTGGTAATTTATTAGTAAATGTATTAATTTCAGAAAAACCTTTAGCTTGTTCCATTAAATCAGGATGATCTAACATATTCTTTTTAATATCACCCATTGTTTCAGCTAATATACGTTTATCTCCAATAGCTCCTACTTTTGATTTAGCTTTTCTATAAGCTAAAGCATCAAGTTCAGCTCTATAATTTAGCATTTTAAAAGCTTCATCAGCAGATAATAAAGCTCTACCAGGAAGATTAACTGCTTTACCAAAGTAATCTATAGCTTTTGCAACATTACCTTGAGCATTGAACAATTCAGGAGTAATAGCTCTATCATGTGGTTTAACCATATCTAACTTCATAGCACCATCACTAGGCCCATGTTTCATAGCATAATGCATTTGTCTAAAGAAATCAGGTAAAGTTGCTACATAAGACCAAGTTAATTGTGCAGCTTCTCCTAAAGTTACTCCATCAGCTGATACATTGGTAGCTGCTGCATACCATCGTTCAATAATACTAGACATAATAGCAGAAGTATTACCAGCTAAATTAATAATACTTGTTTTAAAACTAGATAATAAACCATTAATATAGATTTCAGATAAAACATCCCTAGTTTTAGCTTTAGTAGACATTAAAGTACTTTTAAATCTAGCCCTAGTTTGCATTTGTTCTGCTGAAAATATTTCAGTTAGTTTCTTTTCGGCTTTAAAAGCTTTAATCTGATCTAATATCTCTTGTTCTCTTGGAGTTCTGGTTCTTTTAGAAGTTTTATCTTTACCAGTTTGTAAATCCTTTAAATATTTTTCTAACCTCTTAATATTTTTATCGGCTTTTTGTTCATCAGTTAAAGGTTTTTGTTTTTTAAACCTTTCAGGATTTTCTTTCTTTTCAAATTCAGCAATCTCATCTAATTTAACCATAACTGAAGCTCTTTTTTTACCTAGTTCTGGTGTAGATGTAATAACATCATTCATCATTTTAGCTTTCATCAAATCAGCTTGACTAGCTAAATCACCCATGTCAGCTATATGTTTAAATTCAGCTAATCCTCTACCAAAAGCTGTGCCTAAGCCACTAGCTCCTCTTGCTGTCTCTACTGAGTTTACAGCTGCTGCTGTAAAAGCTTCGTAGTCTTTAGGGTCTTTACTTTTTAGGAAAGCTCTTCCTAATTTAAGACCTTTTTGTACTTGTATATCTGTTATTAATTTAGAAGATTGAATATAAGCTATAGCATTATCTACAGAACCAGTAACAGTCCTTAAATGTTTTACAAAAGCTTCAGGATCAACTCCCCAATACTTAGTGATTCTATTTATTTCTTCATCTAAAAACTGTCTTCTTGCTTGTTTACTAGCTTTAGATACATTTCTAGGTAATTTATCTTTCATAATCTCACCTAACTGAGAAATAACTGAAAGACGTTCTTGAGGAGAGTTAAGTTTAGTTATATTAAAAGGATTGAGAAGGTCTAAATCAATATCACTTAAAGTCTTACCTTCGATAACATCTGTAAAAACTTGAACATATTTACTTTTTTCTTCATCAGAAGCTTTATTATAAGTAGCAGCAAAATCTTCAACATCTTTATTAGCTTCTTTATATATAGCAGCATCTACACTATCTAACTTAGAACTAACATACGCAAGTTCTTCTTGTGGTAAATCCCTCATGGGATTAACATAGTTTTCTACAAAGTCTTCTGATAGAGTGTCTGATAGTTCTTTTGCTGCATCTTCATCATTAGTTATTTCTTTGACTGTTACTTTAGGTTTAGGAGTAGTTTCTTTTTGTTTACCAAAAACAGTATCACCTACAGAAGGATCAGTTTTAACAAAATCTGTATCTCCTTTAGTAATATTCTTTACAGCTTTAGTTCCTGCTTTTATAGTACCACCCATTAACCTAATAAAGCGGTCAAATAAAACAGTACCTATAACACCTGTTAATGCGTTTTTAGCTCTAGCTAAAGCTTCTGGATCATCAGTTTGTACTGCAAGATACTCTTTAATAGCAGCTCCAGCTCTACCATCTTCAGATACTCCTAAAGCTGATATAGCAAAATTAAACATATTGCCTTCCTCAGGATCAAAAGCAAAAGCATCTACAGGCATACCAGCAATCATAGAGTCAGCAGCAACTTTTAATTTAGGAGATTTTTTAAGTATATTAGCAGCTTTAGTAGCATAGGATACTGCTTTTACACTACCCAAATAAGGTATCCCAAATTGACCAAAAGTTTGAACTATAGCACTAAAGGTATCATCAGGTTTATTAAGATTAAATATATTTTCAGGGCCACCAGCAGCTTCAACTATTTCACCTACACTTTTAACAGCACCTATAGCTACATCTGGTAATATCTCTAATATATTTTGAATTAAACTATCATCATTTGGATTAGCATTTTGTTTTTCTAATTCTTCTTCGGCTAATGGTGCAACGTATTCTTCATGGGCTTTAGTATATTCATCAAGTTGCTGTTCTTCAGACCCTTGGTAATCAGCTTGTGCTTTACTAAAAGTATGAAAATCACTTGTGATACTTTCTATATCAGGTTTGACTATATCTACCATTATTTTTGACTTTCCATAAATTTACTAGGAGTTCCTTTACCTGATCTATTGTAATATTTCTTATAATATTTAGCTCGTTCTTTTAAAGTTTTAGGGATTACTGCTGGAATGGTGATTAAATATAATCTTGCAGCTAAAGTAGAATAAAAAGGTTTTCGTAAATCTTCCCATTTAACTTTAGTCCAATCAACACCACTAATATCTTTTATTTTTTTATACCATTTTTTTAGTTTAGGATGAGATTTAATATCTTGTGTCTTTGTAAATCCTATCTTATCAATTTGATAAATCCCACCATGATAATTTTTTCTAAAAGTATCTTGATGCTTACCTGAATGAGACTCATGTTTTGCAATTTCTTTTAGAAAACCTTTATCATCTGGAAATCCAATTTTATTTATTACCTTTATAGCTTCAGAAACTACTTCTTCCCCAGAAGCTTCAGATACAAATAAAGATTGTGCTGTCTTTAAAATGTTAATTGCAGTTTTTGTAAGACTATTTTTATCTATAGCTGGTTCATTTGTTTCTAGGGAAGGAGCAAAGGGAGCAATATCAGCATCGGAAATCCTAGGAACAACATCTGTATCATCAGGAAGCTTAGGACTAATTTCATTTGTTTTTAGTTCCTCTGTTTTTTTTAATGGAGTTGGTTTAGGACTAACATCAACTAACTGTCTTTCTTTTTTTAAATCAATAATATCAGTAGGTTTATCTCCACGTCTTCTTCCTACAAATTGTTGAAGACTTTGTGATACCTCTTTAGCAGCTGGTTTAATAACTTTTGTTCTTAAACCTTGAAGGAAATCTGTAAACGTATCCCAAGCAGAAGGTTGATCAAGTTTCATAGGTTGTTGTATTTCAGTTTGTCCTGCTAGTTTTCTAGCAGCTAAGTGTCTTCTAACCGCAGGATCAGGATTAACAATTTCTGCAATCTCAGGGATTGCTGTAGATACTTTTAAGTTTTCAGGGTTAGCACCAAAACTAGCTACTATTCTAGCTTTTTGGGCAGGAGAAGCACTTTTATATTCTTTTTGAATTTTTACTAGTTTTGCTTTTGCTTTATCATAAGCTTTTAATTCATCTGTAGCTTTCTTGCCATAATCTTCTTTAGCTTCTTTATTAGTAGAAAACAATCCTTTTTTAGAATTTATAAAATTAACTTGAGGTATCTCAGTTAAATCTTGATGATACATCATAAAACCTTCAACAAGTTTTTCTGCAAGAGGTTTTACTTTTTCTTTACCTGATTCTGCTACAGCTACAGCTGTTCCAAAAGGTTTATCAGTAATAGCATCTTGTATTAATCCTTGAGCTTGTTTTTGTGCTTCAGCTACTAGTTGATGAACAGGAACATCAGGATTATTTCTAATTAAAGATTCTAAAGCAGCACCTAAAGCAATCTGAGCATCTAATACTCTTCTTATTTTAAGACCTACTTCACCAGTTATTCCTAATTTTTTTCTAACTAATGGATTATTTAAGTCTACTTTCTTATCTCCAAATTTAGCTGCAAGTGCATTATATTTAGAGAGTAAGTCATATTCTTTAAGAGTAGATTTTAATATATTATCAAAACTCTGTGTTAGTTGTTTGATAGGTTCTTGAGCAAAAAACTCTTTTCTTCTTTCACCACGTCTTGTCTGTGGGTTAGCCTGAGCAGCAGCTTTTTCTATAGCTGTAGTTTTAAAACCTTGTTCTCCTGCATAAGCATAAAATCCTACACTATCAAATGTATCTGTAGCTGCATCATAAAAGTTATCAGCTCCAAATTTAACTAAAGGCCCAAAGTCAGCATGACCTATATCTTTTTTATTTTCACCACTAAAATGTGCATTGATATGTTTTGTAACAGCTCGTTGTTTAGCATCATCAGTTATACTGATAGCTAAATTTAAAGCTTCTTCTTTAGTTTTATATTTACCTGTAATTAAACCATCCTGAATATGGTCAGCAATTCGTATATTTCTAGCTTTATCATTGTCAGTTCTAGTTTTCTCTAAAGACTTTAAGGTAGACTTCAATCCTGAATTATAATCTTTATATACACCTTCTAATACCTTACCAAACTCAGACTGAGAATCTATTTCATCTTGTAATGTTACACCTTTTGTACTTCCTTTAACATTAGATATAATGTCTCTCATCAATCCTTCATTGACTAACTCAGGATTTTTAGCTATCTTTTTAAGTAACTCGTCACCAACTATAGTTAATGCTGTAGCTTTAATATCTTGTATATCAGCTCCTACATTAGTTCTTGAAATTTCAGTTACTGCTTTATTAAACCATTTAGAATTAATATGTTTAGCAGTCCAGCCTGAATGAAATTTACTAAGCTTTTGAGCGTATTGACTAGCAGATAATTCATTTCCTAATTCATCAGTATCAGAAACTTTAGGGATTAGTTCTTCCATAAAAGCTAAATGTTCTTTAAACAGTTGTCTAAAAGAACTAGAAGCTGTAGCCATTGCTTCTTGTTTCTTGTCTTTAGCTAGAAAAACATTAGCTTTTCCCATGATTTGACCAAACATGGTGTCCATGTCTGCAAACATTTCAGCTGCATTAACCTTAGAAATACTAGCTTTTCCTCCCTGTAAAATCCCTAATAATTGGTTTTTAAAAGAGGTTGCTCTAGTTTTTCTGTCAACACGATTATCACTTAAAATATCTGATCCTTCAATTAACAGAAAATCCTGCATTTGCTGTATTATTTTACCTTTAGTAGTTCTATCTACAGCTCTAGAATAAGCTAATTGAGCTTCAGGTTCTAAACCACCGGGCATTTCTTGTTCATAAGCTGCTGCTAATTCAGCAGTAATAGTATCATTATGAATTTGATCAGCTTGTCGTGTTCTAGCTAGTCTGGTAAATGAATCAGATAAAGAAGATAAACCTAAAGATAATCGTTGGTCATTTCTAGAAGTATCTAAAGGTTGTTGTACCGTTACATTAGTAACAGGAGCTGTTAAATCAGTTCGTATAGGATCAATTTTAAATATATTATCTTGAGGCATTATTCAGCTCCTCTAGCATGAATTTTACCATCAGCACCTGTGTAATATCCAAGATCAGTATATTTCTCAATGCCTAAACCTATAGTTTGAGCTACTAAACCAGTAGCATCTGGTACAGAAGTTAAACCAGAAAATGCTTGATTATTTTTACTTAAAGTTTCAAGTGTAGTATTTTTACGTCTTGTTTTAAAGTCGTTAAGTTCTGTTTGAAAGTTTAAATCTTTTCTAGCTAAAGCTTCTAATCCTTGTCTTTGTATATTTTGTACTCTTGCCAAACCTGAACCTATAGTAGAGTCTCCACCTTGAGATTCCATTTGAGCCATAGCCGTAGCTTTAGCAGCTCTAATTTGTTTGTATATAGCTGCAACATCAAAAGATCGTTTAGCTGTAGTTAACATCTGTTCTTCATTAATATGAAGAAAAGAATTATAAGCTAATTGATTATTTAATGCAGCCTGTCTATTAGCTGTATCTATACGAGTATAGTGGTCTCTAACATCTGCTTGATAAGAAGTATATTGATTCATTACACCTAAACCAAAAGATGCTAACTGTAGCATTTCGTATGACATCAGGCTAACCTACAGAATTCATAGAACTTCACGTTATTAATAACCTTTTCTCCAAGTATCTTAAAGCCACACCATTTGATCCACTTAAGGTGTACTTCATTTCTTGAGTCAATAAAATTACAGAGATGTGGATATACGCTATTCATACCTTCTACCTCTGATCTTGATTGTTTAAGGAAAGCAGTCTTGATCTTAACAAGACCATCAGTACCTAGCATCCACACTTGACCACACTTAGCTGACAACGGGACTACACCATAGATACCTACTACTCTACCTCTATTGTCTATAATAGAACGGCAGATAGTACTATTGCCATATCCTAAAGCTAAGGCTTGATTTACTTTATGTCCTAATGCCTCAACCTCACGTCTATCTTCATATCTAAGATGTAATGAAAGACAAGTTAAATCATCTAACTGTGATTCTCTATGGTAAGGCTTCATGTTATCTCCTGCTTACTGTCCTCACTACATAGTTACCTTCCCAATCTGCACCCGTAAGAGCAAGTGGTAGGTATGAGTTAGACACAACTTCTAATTTTAAACTTTTAGCATCAGCTAGTATTAACTTCTTAAAGTTACCAGTTTCAAATGGTATAGTACCTATGGTATTCAAAGCTGACCCTAGTATTCTACCAGTAAACTTATGGGTAAATGCGTCTCTACCAGGAGCTGTGACTTTAAATTCAAAGTAACCAGTTTTAAAATAGTTAATGTTAAACTTACGAATCTTTAGTATACCACCAGATAAAGAACTAAGTCTTCCTTGTACTTCTGTCTTAATAGTAGGCTCAGTAAACTCATATAAGAACTGATATTCCTTACCTACAAAAGCAGAGCCAGCTGAGTAATCTCCAGTAGCAGTTACTGTAGTAGCAGTAGTTTGAGTTAACCCTTGTACTTGTGCTCCTTCTTTACCTTCCCAAGCTGCTCCTAAGACTACTCTGAAAGTTGATCCAAAGTCATCTGGATAAGGCAATGTCCAACTAGTAGTATCAGCACCAGAGTTATATACTCCGGTAAGTTCTACAGCCCTATCTAGTAATACCTTAAAACTTAATTGAGTTGAACTCTCAGTTAAGTCTGTAAGGTTGGCATCTTGTAAAGACATCTTGTCTAGATAAGTACCATCAGGTCTAACAATAACAAAGTAAGCTATATGATCCATTACGGTCATACCTATTACTTTTTCTTCATCTTTAAATTTCCACTTAGACCAAGAGCTTAATTTCTTCTGTCCTTGTTG